GTTGGATATGCATCCTACCACTTTCGAGTGGTAGCTGTCTATCTACATGATGACGAGGATTGGGATGACTTGATGGAACTCGCGCGTCGTAATGCATGGAAGGAGACCATGAATGCGGAACCCGTGGCTCTACCCGAACCATTTAAAGTCCGAGTGATAACGAAGGGTGAAGCCTTTCATTATCACACGGCCCGTAGATGGCAGCCGTTGATGTGGGAGACCATGAAGAACCATCCTGTTTTCAGGTTGATTGGAGAACCAATGTCCGCTTCTGTGATGTTACAATTCCTTTCGGAATGTGACACCACAGATGGACGTCAGTTCACATCAGGGGACTACAAGTCTGCCACCGACTTCTTGGATAGTGATATTTCAAATACCGCTATCGAAGAGATCGGTGCCAGCCTTGGTGTCCCCCCTGAAGACATGATTGTTCTCATGGAAGCCCTTACATCTCACCAGTTTCCCAGTTTTAGTGAGGATCATCAACAGAGAGGACAACTTATGGGTTCCCCCGTTTCCTTTCCTATCCTCTGTCTCATTAATGCTTCTTTGACCCGTAAGGCCTTAGAAGTATCTAATGAGATAGAGGGGGAAAGAGTTGCTCTCTCTCTCGATGATCTTCCCATGCTGATAAATGGTGATGATCTTCTCTTTAGGTCCTCTGATCGGGAGTACGACATTTGGAAGAAAGTAGTCGAATTTGGAGGATTGAAACCCTCTCTCGGGAAGAACTTTCGCTCGTCGTCCCTCTGTACAATCAATTCTGAAGTATGGAAATGTACCAAAGAATTTCTTGTACAGAAGGGGCAGCGGACTGAGTTCTTCCGAGGAGAGAGACTTCCAATCATCCAAATGGGACTTCTCCGTGGTTCAATAAAGAATGGAACTGCTCACCTTAGTAAAGATGAGCGTTCCCCCTTTGTGAACCCCTCCAAATGGGGTACTTCGAAGGAGTCTTGTTGGAGGCAGTTTCTTGAATCCTGCCCCAACCAACAGAAGGCATATGACATGCTTTGGGATACGGTAGCTAAAGATTTACTAGCTGCTCTACCCCGTGGCATGCCCTTGTGTCTTCCAATCTGGTTGGGAGGTGGTGGTTTTCCACTTCCTCCATCAGAACATCCTTTCCGATTGGTCCGGGAGCCTTCCGCCTTCTCACGTTTGACAGCTCGTTATTTATATGACACTTTTGGTTATGGTTTGGGTGCA